TTTTTAGCGTTTCTTTGATCCATGTACATAGTTTTTTCAGGCGGATCATTCAACCATTTTGCGCTCCAGCTTAATATATACCAATCAGAATGAAGTTGATTAAGGGCCACGTTATTGTCCCATAGCGACCAGACATATCCGAGCATCGGAGCAGTCTCTATATCGAATATTAAAACCTTTGGGCCATTATTTTTTTTATTTGACATCGCTGGTCCTTTATACCATAAACATTCTCAGTATAGACGCGATAATAAATGGCGCAATGAGATTGTTTTCATAGATTGATTATACCGCGATACAATTAACGCGCCATAGGGTGACACACGGTGATGATTAGTTTATATTTCTTTGCGAGAGTCATTGTTGGTCCTTTCGTTTAGCTAGCTTAGCAGCTCTTTGAACGTTTTCATTCGGATGCCTTAATGCTTTATCCATGTTGCCAGGTTGCTTGAGCCAATTATTGAATTCTGGATGGTCGATTGCAGCATATTGAACCTCTTCATAATCATGCTCTAATGCCTTCTCCATGTTGCCAGGTTGTTTTAACCAATTGCCAAATTCTGGATGATAGATTGCGGCGATTTGAGCATTTACGTTTGGATGCTCTAATGCTTTATCTATACCAACTCTACTTATCCAATTATTAAAATCTGGATGCTGGGTTGCAGCTTCTTGAACATGTTCATTCGGGTGCTCTAATGCTTTATCTATGCCTATTCTATTTAACCAATTATGAAACTCTGGATGCTCGGTTACAGCGCGCTGAACACGCCAATTAGGGTGCTCTAACGCTTTATCTATGTCGATTCTATTTAACCAATTATTAAACTCTGGATGCTGGGTTGCAGCACTTTGAACATACTCATTTGGATGCTCTAGTGCTTTATCTATGCCGACCTTTTTTATGTGATCGCTCACCCAACTATTAAACTCTGGATGCTCGGTTACAGCATATTGAACAGAACTATTCGGATGCTCTAATGCTTTCTCTATGCCAACCTTTTTTATGTGATCGTTCAACCAATTATTAAACTCTGGATGCTGGGTTGCAGCATATTGAACACGCCAACTCTGATGCTCTAGTGCTTTGTCTATGCCTACTTTACTTACCCAATTATTAAACTCTGGATGCCGAGTTGCAGCACCTCGAACATTATTATTCGGATGCTCTAATGCTTTATCTATGCCCACGCTATCAACCCATCTATTAAAGTGCTTAGAGTGAACCATGTGCCCAAGCATGTCCGGGTTGTCTTTATACTTGTCGAACAGCTGCTTAGTGAACGCTCTTGATGCGGCTGCGATTTGAGCTAAGTGATGTTTGCTTTCATTGCTCGCTCCATGCAAGAACAAGCGCTCAGCCATCTCTGGTGTGGCATCTTTGTGGCTTAAGATAGATGCTGCAAGTTTAGGGTTCATCGTTGATCCTCTTGTTGAGCTTTACGAGCGGCGTCTCGAACATACCAATCGCTGTGATTTAAAGCCTTATCCATATTGCCAGGTTGCTTGAGCCAATTATTGAATTCTGGATGGTCGATTGCAGCATATTGAACATTGCGATGAGAATGATCTATGGCTTTATCCATATTGCCAGGTTGCTTAAGCCAATTGCCAAACTCTGGATGCTTAGTTGCAGCAATCCGAACACCATACGTTGAATGTTCTAATGCTTTATCTATACCAATTCTACTTATCCAATTATTTAATTCCGGATGACTAACTGCTTCCAAGCTAATATACGGATTCGGGTGCTCTAATGCCTTCTCCATGTTGCCAGGCTGTTTTAACCAATTGCCAAATTCTGGATGATAGATTGCGGCGATTTGAGCATTTACTTTTGGGTGCTCTAATGCTTTATCTATGCCAATTCTACTTATCCAATTATTTAGTTCTGGACTAGTAAGTGCAGAATTTCTAACATTTTCGTTTAAATGTTCTAATGCTCTTTCCATGTTGCCAGGTTGCTTGAGCCAATTATGGAACTCTGGATGATTGGTCGCAGCTGTATTGACTTGAGATACTGAGTTATATAGAGCTTTCTCCATGTTGCCAGGTTTATTAAGCCAATTATGAAATTCTGGATGTTTGGTAGCAGACCAGCGAACAACGTCGGTTGGATGCTCTAATGCTTTATCTATGCCTACTCTACTTACCCAATTATTAAACTCTGGATGATTGATTGCAGCAAGCTGAACGTTGAGATGAGGATGCTTTAATGCTTTATCCATATTCCCAGGTTGCTTGAGCCAATTATGAAAGTGCTTAGAGTAAGTCATATGCCCAAGCATGTCTGGGTTATCTTTGTGCTTGTCGAACAGTTGCTTGGTGAACGCTCTTGAGCTAGCCGCAACTTTAGCTAAGTTATATTTACCGCTATTGCTCGCCCCATGCAAGAACAAGCGCTCAGCCATCTCTGGTGTAGCGTCTTTGTGTTGCAAGATTGATGTGGCAAGCTTAGGGTTCATCGTTGGTCCTCATTGAGAGCTAGCCGAGCGGCATCTCGAACATACCAATCGCTGTGATTTAAAGCCTTATCCATATTGCCAGGTTGCTTGAGCCAATTATTAAACTCTGGATGCTCGGTTGCAGCGTGTCGAACACGCCAACTTGGATGCTCTAATGCTTTATCCATATTGCCAGGTTGCTTGAGCCAATTATTGAATTCTGGATGCCAGGCTGCAGCATATTGAACAGAACTATTCGGATGCTCTAGTGCTTTGTCTATGCCTACTCTACTTACCCAATTATTAAACTCTGGATGCTGGGTTGCAGCATATTGAACAGAACTATTCGGATGCTCTAGTGCTTTGTCTATGCCTACTCTACTTACCCAATTATTAAACTCTGGATGCTCGGTTACAGCGCTTTGAACATGTTGATTCGGGTGTTCTAATGCTTTATCTATGCCTACTCTACTTACCCAATTATTAAACTCTGGATGCTCGGTTACAGCGCTTTGAACATGTTGATTCGGGTGTTCTAATGCTTTATCTATGCCCACGCTATCAACCCATCTATTAAAGTGCTTAGAGTGAACCATGTGCCCAAGCATGTCTGGATTGTCTTTATACTTGTCGAACAATTGCTTGGTGAACGCTCTTGAGCTAGCCGCAACTTTAGCTAAGTGATGTTTGCTTTCATTGCTCGCTCCATGCAAGAACAAGCGCTCAGCCATCTCTGGTGTGGCATCTTTATGGCTTAAGATAGATGCTGCAAGTCGAGAGTTCATTCTATGAAATGATTTAATATGCTATTCAGATGATCTTTGTTAAAATATTTATAAAATTTTGGGTGCCTTATTATTGACTCGAGATCGTCTGCGCCTATAGTTCCATCCCTTAATTCCTTTAATAATCCATCTGGATTATGGGAATTTCTGTCCATTATAGCTACCGCATCATTATGTTCTTGAACCTGTCCTCTAAATTTATCTGGAAAATCTTCCACGTTAAGTTTTTGACTTGTGCCTAACGCGTCTATGTTGGGCTTCACTCTTAATACTTGATCTTGCAGATGCTGAGGAAGATCGGCAAGCGCAAAGTTATTATGCGGTTCATAACCACCACCTATTATACCTTGAATCATAGGATGCATCAAGAGTTTAGCTATGGCTTCGTGGTCTTCTTGCCCTGGCTTTTTGTTAAATTTTCCCTTCATCTCGCCTAAAAATCCATTATTTTCTATAAATACGGAAGAAGGTTTATGCACCTCTTTATTTCCTAAATTGTGTCTAGTGCCAAGATAAAGCAGATTGTCCTCTTCGTGAGGACCTCCGGTGTTTCCACAATGACCGCATAATGCTCCTATCTTATCGCAACTTGGTTGCTTTGTGTTAAACCATGAGGAACTGTCGGCATCTAAAATTTTTTCAGTATCCGAGCTAGGGCTATAGAAACTATTTTCAAGATCTTTTGCCTTTTTTTCGCTTATTTCTTTATCTTTTTGCTTAAGGGAATTAAGTCCTTCTTCAAAGCTCATTTTAGAAACGTCGTGGTTTTTAAGCTCGTCATGAACTTTCATCTGCGCGCTTATGTGCGCTAGATCATCAGCATGATCCTCTAACAACTTTGGATTTTGTCTATAATGCTTAGTAAGCCATACGTCATGTGTACTGTTCGGGAAAAGGCTTCTTATTTTTTTAACAGCCTCTTGATGATGTGGCATGGAGGCATCAGGGCCTATCATGGATTCAAGTTGCTTTCTACTTGCTTTCTCTAATATTTCAAGTATCTCAGAGGCCTTATTCTTTATGAAGCTGTTTGCGCTTTTTGCAACAACCTCATTGTCTTCAGATTTTATAAGGTTCCATTGACCGTTAGACTTTATAACTATTTTTTCTTTTTGTTTAGGCATCTTACCCTCGTCCTTTGGAATTAACTTAGACCAATCCTTAGACGGATCTCTTTCTTGCAGCTCTTTTATTGCAAGAATTCTTCCGCCTGTGGCTTGTAACTTTTTACCTGCCGGCTGATCGTCGCTTAAAAGTTTTGCTCTTAAGTTTTTTAATAAGTTTTCTAAGTAATTTATTTTTTTAATGCTCATAAACCCTATTGTTGTCCGCGATATCTTCCAGAGCCTGCCGGCGTATGTGGCTTATCTTCGCCTGGCATTATACTTGGTCCGCTTGGATGCTTAAGATCAACAATGCCAGAATTATATCTATCATATAGATGAGAATCTGCTCCATCGTATCTATCAGTCAATCTCAACTGAAATCCATGTTTGTTTGTTAATTTATCTATGCTAGAAAAAGGCATTTGATGAAGAATCGTGGTAGGCGGTTCTTTTTTATCAAGTATTTCTTGCTTTCTTTCGTCTATTCTTTTACGCGCGCTTATAAGTTTTATAAAAGCTTGATTAGAGTTATCACCGCGCTTCTTATGTGCATCTAGAGCTGATTTTTCCCACTTACTCTGATTGTCTCCAAATAGTCTTCTTTGTACATCCTCTATTCTAGATTGTGCGTGCTTTTCATCGTTGTGAATCATCTGCAGGTGCATTATTTCATTTTTTAAATTACTAATTTCAGGATCATTTTCGATTGGATCAAGCGTCTCTTCAACATTGTATGTTTTATCAGAATCAGAATCTAGAAGTTTTATTTTACTGCCATGCTTAAAGGGAGTTGTTATTTTTCTGGCTTTTTCTAGTGTTTCCAGTATTTCAAATATTTTATGCTTTATTAAATTAATGCCATTTTTAGTAAAGCTGTTACTCTTTCTAAGTTCTTCTTGCTTAGCTTCGTTGTTTTTTTGTAATATCCATTCGGACCAATCTGGGCGATTTTGCATAATAAACTCCTTACTTAAATTATACTATAAAACGTAATAAAAAAGGCCAGGTGGTATCACCACCTGGCCTGATTATTTTTTAATTTATCTATTATTTTCCAACGTTCTGCATCAAGCAGTTAAAGCGAGGAGTATAGACGAAGAGAGCTCCGTACATAACAATCGCAAACTCAAGAGCAGTTGTAACGATGGCAAAGTTGATCTTGGAAAGAGGAGCAAGCTGCTTGAAGCGCATGCATTCAGCGCTCATGTCGAGCAAGAATGCTTCGCCGAGGCCAGCCATCTTGCGACCTGCTGCCCGATAAACTCCAGAACCAGAGTTTGCCCAGTTTCCGGCAAACTTTTCAGTTCCAGCGGCACCGCCTGGAGCAGAGAGATAAAGCTTGAAATGCTTAACTCCTGCTGGCACAGAGCCGAGAGTAACATCGATATTTTCACCAGCAAGCAAGGTCACAGGAGAAGCGGCTACAGGAGAAGATTCACCTGCGTCGTTTACAGCGGTAACTTTAACTTGATATACGCCGGCCTCAAGAGCGGATCCAGAACCACCTGCTGCAGCAGCAACAGTGAATGTAGCCGCAGGAGATTGAGCGTTTACCGCGAGAGGGCGAGCGTTAGCGCGAGGACGCAAGAAGAGGTTTGGCTTGAAATCGATAGCACCAGCGGTGGTTTGCACCTTAGATACATCGTAGCCAACAGTCTGGTTCGAGAGACCAGGCGCAGAACGGAATTGAGGGTAGAACTGCTTAACGAACGCAGAAAGCGCAGCAGGTTCTACGTGCATCTCGTTCGGAGAACCGAAGTTTTCGAGAGCGATAACCGCGAGTTTTTCAACGTCGTCTTGCGTTATCACTTGACCAGCGAGATCAAGAGATATAGACTGAGAATCTCCGTATCCTTCGAAGTCTCCAGCCTTCATCTGAGCGTCAGTATCTCCTTTGAGCAATTGCTTAAGAAGACCGCTCATCGCGATAGAGTTAGAAGGAAGATCTGCATCAGATCCATTCATAGCTCCGTTAGAGCGATTCATGTAGTGACCATGTCCCCAGTACATCTCGCGTTCGATATTCTTAAGAAGGTGCATCGTACCTTCTTTCGCCTGTTGAGCAACAACGTCGCCAACAGTCGTACGAACGAGAGTCATCTGGTGCGAAACTCTACGACGAGTTCCGAAGAACACGATCTTCTGACCGTCACGTACGTAGGTGGAATCTTCTTCTTGAGGAGCTCCGCCTTCGCCGATATACGGTGCAGAATCAGAACCGTAACTGATCAAACGATTGTATTGTTCGAACAGGTTGTAAGCTTTATCCACGCTGATAGCGGGCCAAAACTTCAGGTTCTTCATGTCGAAGGTTACTGATTTGAGGGTGGATTCAAGACTTTCGGCTTGAAGAACACCACCATAGGTTAAGTCGGTCGGCTTACCGGCACCGCCGTAGCCAGCTGTTATAGCTTTGTTCAAAGCTTCGATATCTTGTGCAGACACGAGACCTTGATCTAGACCTTGCAATACTTGATTAAGTGCGTCGTTCATCTTCGTTCTCTCCTTATGATTACGAAATATTGTATTTTTCAACGATCTTATTTAGATCATGACCCATTTCTGCGCGAGCAATGTCTGCAGAATCAACGTTAGTACCAGATTTTTTCAATTGAAAAAGTCTAGATGCCACTTCCGACTTAGTAAGAACTTCACCATTGAAGTCTTCCGCAGATTTCATAAGCGGAACAGCTCTTGCTGAAGTACCTTTAGAAGGAACTGGTTGCTCGGCGATCTGCCTGACGAGGTCATAGATCGTCGAAATTTTATCTTCAAGAGGGCGAACTCTTTCTTCTATCGCGCTCTTGAGAAGAGTCTCTGATTCTTCAAGAGATTTTTCAACCTCTTTCTTATGCATGTCGAGAAGTTTTCTAGCTAATTTCTTCTCTTTTTCTTCATGCTTAGGGTCATCTTTATGAGGCTCTTTATCAGACTTTCTCATGTCTTTTTTGGATGGCTTTTTAGCTCTAGAAGGAACAGGAGTTTCTTCGAGTTCGCTAAGAACCTCAGATGACTTTGGCCCTTCTTTTATGGACTTAAGTTTTCTAGAAGATTCGTGGCTAAGATCAGCAGAATCGTCGTCACCCTTTTCTACTTCTTCGTCCTCATCATCTTCTTCATCTTCGTCTTCATCAGCTTTTTCAACGTCGTCAGAATCTTCATCATCTTCTTCATCGCCGTCTTCGTCAGCCTTTTCAACATCCTCTTCATCTTCATCCTCATCGTGTTCTTCGTCTTCGTCTTCTGCTTTTTTGGCTTTCAAGTCTCCATTAGCAGGCTTACCGGCAATACCTTCACCAGGCCCCTTCAATTGGATCTCTTCAGCAGAATAACGAGACTTCTTGAGTTCTTCAAGTTCAAGAAGAGTTTCGTCTATCAGATCTGTGAGTGATTTTTTAAGTGCCTCGTCCATATTAACTCCTTTTTAAAGTTATTATTGACCGAGACCAATAACATCAGAATGTCCGCGAATTTCACCAGAGAAAGTAGCGTCGCTATTTTCAAGGACTATGTTGTTTGCGAAAGCCGCGCATATAGCGAGAACTTTAGCAGCAACAAGGCTGTCAAGGATGTCAGACATATTGTCGTTTGCGGTGCTGGAAGATTTAATCTTAATTTTTCCAGGATTTCCAACTCCGATTCCGAGATACGGAGAAACGGAAGGATCTACACCACCTTGAGGGGAAGCAATAGAAGCATCTACATAACTAACAGTAAGATCATTAGAACCATTTTCAATAACAACCTGGGTAGCAGATTGAGAATTTACAGTTAGTCCCAACTGAGCTGCATTTCGCGCTATTTTTGCAAGAACTTGTCTTGAATTTGCCATTTTTGAGTCTCCTTAAATTTGTAATATAAACTCGATATGTATATTAATATAACACGCATATTTACCTAAACATGCACAGTATATACTATATATTACCCTTTAGGCCACTCATAATTTTATGAAGTTTATCTAAACTCCAATTTTTGCCGCATTCTCTGCACTTGACTTGAAACTTAGAATATATCTGTTCCTTGCCACAGTTGTCGCACGTAACATATTTAAATTGTTTATGTTTTTTATCTATAGATTCAACTTGTAATGCAGCTCCGCCAAACCTAGAAGATGGTTCTGCCGCCCCACCGTAGCCAGCAATTAACGCTTTTTTAACAGAGGCCGGCATGCGCATATTAAAATTTTGCATGTTGTTCATTAATTTAACAACATAAGGATGCGTTTTTATAGAATTCGGATCTTCTTTATAGGCTCTATACGTGTTGCTTAAACCTTGGTTATGAGCGTATGCAAGAGTTTCATGAGTTACCGGCACTCCGTTTATTCTCAATCTTTTTGCGTTATGTGCAGTCAAAACATCATCTATCTCAGATTCAAAGACAGGATCATTGATGAGCGCAGACGTGATCTCCATATGATTTTTTTTAACATGATCTGGTGTTTTTGCTAATTTGTAATACTGTGGATATTTTTTTCTAAGCTGTTTACTGTGCTTAAACATCTCTTGAACGCTGTATGGCATTATTCCATATGTGCCACCGGCCCTCATACCATAGTGCATGCTTTTTCTGTCTTTTACAACATTATGATCATCGGCCATAATTGCACCAGAAGATTCTGTTTGACCTTTAGCTTTTTTAAAGACATTTTTAACCATGTCAAAAAGCGAAGATCTCTGTTGCTTAACTTGATTTTTATTAACAGCCAGATTAAGTTGAGGTCGATTTATTAAGTGGCCATCCACAGATGTATGAGCAGGTGAAGCAACCGCAGATGCAGCGCCTAATGCACCAGCTACCATCATTTCTTTTAGCCCTTTATCAAGATCTTCTTTTTCTGATTTAACTAAATAATTTATCTTGTGTATGTTGTTTTTTATTTTTTGAGTAAGAGCATCTTCAACTATGTCTCTTTTTGATGGCAATTCAAAATTTGAATTTTTGTCTATTATAGAGAATATCTTTTCAAGATTTTTTTCTACTCTAGTGGCAGATGCATCTCTCGCTATATGCCTAAAAGATGGAACATTACTTTGAGCAAGATGCATAACAGATTTAATTAAAACCATGTCTGCAGTTTCGTCATAATTTTTTACTAAATCTATGGGCTCAACCAGAGTAGCGTTGTTAGCAGGAGTAAATGTCAAAGCGACGGAGTGTATTTTTGTTCTTGCCAATAAAGAATTATCAGAAACCCCTCTTGATATAACTCCTCCCTCTACTGAGGCTTTTAATTTTAGAGGGACATCGTGTTTATGTATGTTTCTTAATATTGCGGCTGCAGCTTTAGCGTTAGGATGATCTTCGTCGTCGTGCAAGAAACCCTTTACATAGATATACGGAGCCTTTACCTTATCCCAATAATATCTTTGTCTGTCGTCTTCGCAATCATCTTTAGAGAAGATTTTCTTAGCAAGAGTCACAACACCTATGCTATTAAAAAAACCCTTACCGTGATTATCATTGAGCTTTTTTAATTCAGATATGTCTGCGCCCTCTACGCTAAGCATTTCTCCTTGCGTATCTCTTAATTGAGAGCCGGCGCACATATCAATTTCTAGAGGTTTCTTTGCCATACTATTTTATATAGTAACATATAGCAGATTAAAACCTCTCACGCTTACTAAATATAGGTTTTAATTAAGGTTTATCTGTATATTTTGTAATCTTCTTCGCTGGCTTTATCAGAAATAATGCTCTCGTCGCCTATTGCTTTTTTTAAAGATGTAAATTCTTCTGTATTTTTAATTTTTGCTAGAGCGCTTTTTTCTGTTTTTTTAACTGTCTCAACCGAGATACAATTAAGGGCGGCTATCTCCACGTCAGCAAGAGGTTTATCCGGTGCATATTCTTCTGCGTATTTAAAAAAACAATAATTAGCTAATTGATGGTTTATTGCCCAAGGGCAGCCAGGTAAACTGGCCTCTTCTTCTTCAGAAAGCTCTTTTCCAGCTGTTCTTATAGCCTTTAATCTTAAAACCGCTAAATGACACCAAGTATCAGGTGTTTCTTCTAGCTCCCTTGGGCATCTACAATCCATGTTACGCTGTCTCGCTTTGTTTAGAAGGCGCTCTAATACCTAAAAGCTCTACTGTGTGCGTTACGCCATTTAATTTAACGTCAATTTTAGCTCCCACTTTTTTTCCAAGAAGACCAGAAACAAGCTCTGGCACTCCAGCTTCAGATAATTTAATACGAGATCTAAAAATACTATTTTCCATGTTTTCTGTGACAGTTGTAAGGATAACCGTGCTATCTTCTTCAACTTGTTCTGCCACAAGCAGATTTGTTTCAGCATCTTCTTTATCTGAAGCATCATTAAAATCTTTTAATCTAAGAGAATCTACCTCTGTAGTAAGTGCCGCAACGTCTAATTGAGCCACCTTTTGAATAGCCAGAATTTTATACTGCAATTCGTTAATTACCTTAAGAGCATTATTCATGTCTCTTTGAATCTCTTTTTGATTTTCAAGCATTTTTTGAGATAGCATCTGATTTAATCTCACTGCCATCTGTGCATTTTTTAACTCAGACTCAATAGTCTTAAGTTTTTCTTTCTTAGAGGTTTGTGCTTGCTGTCTAAATCCGTTCATTTTCTTGTCTCCTTGTCTTTAAGTCTTTCGCAAAATAATTTTAATATTTTTACTTCCTCTCCACTAAATGAAGCAGGGGTATCATTGCCAAACAATTTATCTAACTCTACATTAAGAAATTGTCTTATGGATTTTTCTACGTCATCATAAACTGGACTTTTAATCTTTATTATCTTTTTTGACAAGATATCATTTATAGCATTAGCTTTCTCTAGTTTAAGCTGCTGAGAAGTTTTAGGTTCGTTTGAAGATACTTTCTCTAAGGTATCTATTTCTTCTAGCGCTTTAGGTTCAGGTGGTGCAATAGATGGTAATGTTTTCTTTACAAAGCCGTATTTTTCTGCCATATTGTAATATAGATTTCTTGCCTTTATAAATTGTAGTTTGGTTAGAGGTTCATTGTTTTCTACGCAACGACGCCAATGTTCTTCAACATTAGTATCATACATGAGTATTCTCTCTACGCCGACAGATTCTTCAATCTCCCTTAGAGCCTGTATGTCTTCTTCTTTTATAAGAGACCTTCTCTCGTAAACGAAAGGCCATATGAACGCCTCTCCATAGTAAGATCTATCTAAAAATATGTCTTTGAAGGCGGCAGTAGATATGATATCTATCATTTCTGCTAGAAAATCATCAGAAGATTGATCTTTAGGCGGAGCAGACATATGGATGATCTCAAACCCCTTCTCCTTGTAAAGGGAAGCTAAGGTTGTTTTACCAGTTCTATCTAGACCTTCACATATAACAAGCATACAACTCCTTATTAGATATCATATGTATTTATACCTTTGTATTATTTTTGGGTTACAGAAAAAGAGGCTTTAGTTTAAGCGATATATCAGTAACTTGATCGCTGTTTGCTACCTTAAGTCTATAAAGAACTTTAACTATAGAAAATATAGCGTTGTAGTCTTCGCTAGATATTATCTGTCCATTATATGTCTTAAAAAAAACGTTATTTGAATTATTCTTCACTGAGTCTGTTTATAGGATTTGCAGTGACTCTACCAGCTATGTTGCTAGCTTTACTAGCTCCATATTGCTGAGCTATCTCCTTAAGAGATTCGCCGTGCCTTATTGCGTCAGATGCAGCTTTCGCATTAGCCTGCTTAACTTCAAGTTCGTGCGCTTCTTGCTCTCTTGAGTTTTTAGCATTGGCATGTTCAGCCTGCTGTTGCTTCATTTGAGCTTCCATCTCTTGCTGCTGCTGCTGAGCCTTCATCTGCTCTTCTTGCTGCTTCTTTTGTTCCTTAGCATTGTCCATGGTTATCAACAGTTGCTGCCACGCTAAGAACGCCTGATCACCAGGTATATATTGAAGCTCTCTTCTTTTTGAAGCGCCCTTATCGCCTAAGAATTTCTCTCTTATTTCGCCCCTGGTCATATTTTTTTCAACTAGCGCCCAAAAGGCGGAGTTCATAGGAACGTCAGCAATATGCTCAGAAATTTTGTCTTTCTGCGCTTGCTGAAGAAGATCGTTCATGGATTTCCATACAGACATTTCTGCCTGCATCTGAGCTATTTCGTTTTGCGGAGTCTCATCAGTGAGGCCCGTAAACACAAATTTATATTTATCGCCAAGCGTTTTATCTATAGCAGGAATAATGTCGCAGTTTATGAGATCTTCAACGAACATCAATATAGGCATTAAGCCTCTTTCGCGAGAATAATTGATCTTGTATTCGTTGTTTGCTTGCTGCATGGGAGATCTACCGGATGCAGTTATGAGATAATCAAGTCCTAATTCGGTAGGATCTATTTGGAATTGAGCGCAAAGTATCCGCATGAGATGGTTATTGAAATTTATGTATTCCATCTCTCTAGAACTAGCAGACAAAGGCACCCATTGTACTTCATCCAAACCAGCAACTATTGGAGTTCGCCATGAATGCTGGGTACCAGATATCGAATTATAAAAACTTCTTCTAAAATTAGCTAACTGCTGCTGAGTAACCGTACCCTTAAGGTGTAGGACGCCTCTTGCGGCGTAACCATGGGTAAAAAAATTAGCGTTATAATTTTCTACGTTTAAGTGATTTGTAACGTTAATTATAGCTAACTCAAGAGGACTATAACAATACCCCTGGGAATCTGTAAAATTTTGGGGATTGAAGAGTTTGAAGACCATGTCTTCATCACCGAAGGTAGCCAGCGGACGGTTATCGTAAGAAACTTGAACGTATTTATGGTATTTTATATCAGACTCATTTACCTTTTGTTCATTCGCGGGATCATTGTCGCTTTTAGGCTTTAAGAGCTGCTTCATTTGATCAGAGCCAGCCTTAACTTGAGCTTTAGATAATTTTTTATTTATAAGATAAACAGATTCTGCCGGAATAGGCCTAAATCGATGCAGGCCACCACCCCTTGTTTTAACTTTTTCAACAGCTACATGGCCAAAAGTTAGTGCGTCTCTACCCACTAACTTGAGAAACTCCCCAAACAACATCTTGTCGTCACCTGGAGTATTTTCTCTTCTTCCGCAATTATAAATGAAGTCCTCTATTGCGGCTATTTCTTCTCTTTCCTCTTCTGTATAGTGCGAAAGAGAATCTTTCTTAATAACTCTAAAACCCATTTCTAATCTTTTGTGTTCTGGTCTAGAAAATCTCAGCATAGTGTCGACACGACACTGTATTATCGCAGAGACAAGCCAGTCTCTTACAGAGACTTCTTTAAGGGTTTTGTTTGATATTCTAGTTAATTTATGTTTAAAATTAACTTGAGTTCCTTGAAGATCAAAATAAGGATCATCTACGATGGCCTTTCGCCCTATTTGATCAGAAGCATCGTGACTTTTTTCTGGAGAATCCGGCAAAGAATCGCCGCTTGTCGGCGCACTAGGTGGCGCAACGCCATCTGCCTTCAACAGATCGTTTATCTCTCCTTGTATTCTGCCCCTTAACCAATCATCCCAAAATGCCATACCAATATTATACCTTTGAGTTACTTAAAAGCTCCAAAGGAATCCTCCGTCCCCTCCAGAGGAAGGGTCGTCGGAGTCATCCTCTATCTCAGATATCTTGCCTAATTTGCCTAATTTTGATATATCTGGTGCCGTATCATTTATTTTTATACCTTGCGTCATGGCGTATTCTGCAGGCGAAGGCATCCTACTGAAGTTGCCATTTTTATCGACTAATCCATCTATATTGTCAAAAGATAGTCCGCCGCCCAATATTATATGAGCCTTACCAAATAAAAGCGTTAAAGGATATCTAAGCGCGTCAAGCCAGTGATCATATTCACTATCTGGATCATCAGTGACTAAACCAGCCGCATCTATCTTATAGTGATAAAGTGAAAACTCTGTCAATATTGGTTGACATGTCTCTTTAGCAAAAAAGATCTTGGCCTCTGTAGAACCCGGCATCTTTAAGAACTTTTTAATAACTTGTATACCGGTATTTATTGCGCCTTTATCCATCTGATTCGCTACAGGCAAACCAGCTTTTTGCATTTCTTGTATGGCGCCTTGATCCGCCGCGTCTGGAACATATAATTGACATCTATATAAATTATGATATTTAGTCTTAATGTGATGTATCCACGTCGGTTGAGATATATAAGTCATTCCATCGCACTTAACAACGTACACGTTGTCTCTTTTGTCTACAAAGAAAAATACCACAGTATTTGGAGATGAAAAACCCCAGTCAATCCCAGAATAACAAGGAAGGTTCATTTCGTGGCACTTCTTAACAAACATGTCGTGATTACATTCGCCTGGATACTCTTTACCTGTTAGTATAAGCCACATCTGGTTCCAATTTTTAACATGCACCTTTTCATCAAACTCTCTATAAATTATGCCCTCCACAGAAGGTTTCAAGTTCATTAACTGAGCAAGTGCCCAGTCAGATCCCTCGGACCTTACCTTCTGCACAAGTTCATCTAATGTTTTTAGCATTGGGGATTTTGATGTTTGCTTTTTAGCGTCAGTCAAGCATATAGAGAACAGTGGACATTTAACACAGCCATCATATCCTTTATGTAAAACGTATTCTTTTTGCTTATTTTTATCTTTTTTAAGAAATTCCTCTGGAAGCAACACCTCCATTTTGTCTTGATTGACATATAAATCTACTTGATTTGTTCCAGATCTTGAGTCAGGGCATCTTTCAGTGAATTCAAACGCGGTCCATCTTTTTACAACGCGAGTAGCGTCCGGAGAAGCCTCCATTTCTTCGATCTTTTGATTCATCAATCCATATCTAGTTTTTCTAGTAGAAATACCAACTCTAAGAGCCTTCTTGCCTCCCTTAGAGTCAAGCATTCCAGATATTTCTTTGAATGCCTTAAGGCCTTCACCGGAAACAGTATCAATCTCATCTACTACAACTAACGGCACGTGTGGGCCGTTACAATTGGCGTGTATTATCTTATCTGCAGTTTGATAAGAATTTGCTAATATGTTATTTTTAGATAATGTTTCTACTTCTATTTGATAAACTTCTTGTTGGCCAATTTCAGTCTTTTTTATTACTCTTGACATGAAATCTCCTATCTAGATTATCTTTTTTCCACAATGGACGCATATTTGTAAAATGTACAACTTTAGCAAAAGTTTCTGCATTTGTTAAATCTACGGATGCTAACGGAATTATGTGATCTATTTCCCACTTGCCATAGTTATCCCAAGTCATTCCTATTTGAAATTGATCCTCGAGATGCTTTTTAAATTGTTCTATGGAGCACCCCAGGTCTTTAACTGCAGATCCAGTTTTATAATTACGCTTTAAGGCAGAACAAAGTCTACTTCTAATTCTTCGCTTTAATTTAAAGTTTATATCTTCTTGTTCTCTTTCTTTTATTCTATTGGCAACATTACTCTTACATCGCTCTGAATTATTTTGATACCAATTCCTCATGTCTTGAAGAACCTTATCTCGATTTCTCAAAGCGTACGCTGCGTTAATCTGTCGTCTGCGATCTCTATTTTTATAATTCCACTCTTTACTTTTAGAAGCGTTACACACCTTACAGTACGTATCTAATCCGTCTTTATTTTTATTTCTTTTTGAAAAATTAGAGTGTGGAAGTAAGTTTTTACAAGACTTACAGTATTTCATCTTGCTCTGTGAGGTTTTGCAATTCAACCCATCCTCTTGCTGTCCACACTCTGTGGTCTTTTGATCCTTTAATAACTCTTCCATCCTCTAATTCTACTATCATGCACTCTTTAAGCAACGGTTTATTTTCTAAAACTCTTGTTGGTCCTAATGGCGACTGTAATACATCTCCAGGGACAACTTCTTTAAGTTTTTTAACACTATTATCTGATAAAAGTAAATCATTATCGCTAGTTAGACACGCTTTTAAGGTGCAGGGAATTACTTCAAGCGTAAGCTTTTCTCTGTCTACGTTAAAGACAGACTTAGACATATTAGCTTTTTCTAATATACGCTGATCCTCAGGCAAATCCGCTCTCATCACCAACGGTTTTATTTTTTTATTAAATAAAAAATTCTTTTGATAGCTATAACATCTCTCTGCCTGATTTTGAATAGCTCCAACGTGAACGACCTCTCTTTTATCGTGAAGTAATATCATGAGTTCAGCTATTGCCATACCCAACGTATTATGACTTATAAAACCATTTGACCAATATGCATGAGTGTCTTGAATTTCAAGATCATAAAAGTATGCTTCTTTAAAAGAAACCTGTGAAACTTTTTCAAAATAACCATCTAATACGAAATTTAAATAATCAACCTTATCGTCATTGAGATCAGCTAACCATTGTTTTATGGCTAATATTTTATGTCTATAGCTATGCTTGTCTTTAGATTTGCCCCATAGTTCTTTTGAAAACGGAATTGACGATCGAACTCTTTTTCCATTTACGGTAATCCAGCCATTAGACGCATTGTATTTATTTTTTATATATTCACCTATATTTCGCAATATAGAAGAAGGAAAACGGTGCTGTTCATTCATTGAGTCCGCAAATCTTTTAAATTTAGTTTTTTTGCTAAATAAGGGTAATAAATAATCTGGCAACCTTGTCTTAAATTCACAACTACTATAATTTACATCTCTTTTTGCTATTTTGCTAAATCTTGTTTTTTTTCTTTTATGGTTTAAAGAAGAAACCACACCAAACGTAAGTAGTATATTGCCAATTTGTTCTATAAGTTCTTTATTAGCTAAAGTTATAGAATCTCTTGATCCATCTGTTTCCATCAAACCAGATATAAAACCTGCTAAAAAATCAGGGCTATGATTTATGGTTTTTAATTTTTTATCGTAAGCTAAATGACCAGACACCAAAGAGGAAAACCAGTCGCACATCTTTTTGCTATAAAAAGAATAATTCCAACTATTAATACTATTTTTTTTAATTGATGCTTGAATTCCCCAGTATTCTTTTACTAAAGAATCTAAATAAGATAATTGACCAGTGTCGCTTCCGCAAACAGTAATTCTACTATATTTTTTATCTAATTGAACGTGTCCATCGCCTACAATGTTACCTAAAATCCAACCTTGTTTAAACTGTTTAGAGTCAGTATTTATTTCAAAATGTTCGCGAGACGAACGATATACAAAATCATCTAATGTTATATCTTTTAAGAATTTCCACTTAACTTCTCCAGAAAAATCAAGAACCTGCACTCTATGATTCAAAGATCCTGTGAGTGACCAAGCTGATGAATTTTTACCGATAGCTGTATTAATTTCAACTCCAGGTTTTATCCCCTCGTCAAAAAAGTCTTTTACAGGCTTCCAATCCCACCCTGTAAAAACTATATCGCCTATAGAAATATCTTCAATATTTTTAATTCCACGTACAGTTAATATTTTGGTTCCCTTTACCACGCATTTTCCAGAACCGCGACCTGCAACAAATAAAAGCTCTTGAATGTTATTGGGATTGTTGGTATTGACGCATATATCGTAAACTTGCCATATAACATCTAAAGGGTTCGTGTCCGAGAATCTAGAGACAGTTACATCTGGAAGCTCTAATCCAAGATATCTTTTGATCCATGCCTTTAACTCATTTCTGGTTTTACACGGTTTTAAAAATATTTTAGTTTCTTTTTCTATGGCGGACTTGTTCTGCATATCAAGTATCTATAGGTTCAACATCTAGAATAGAAAGTTCTTTAGTTTCGTTTTCTATTTCTTCTGGTTTTTTGGGCTGTGGCGGAGTTAGTGCCTCGAACATCGGGGATTTCTTATTTTTGTCTCCACTAGGAGTTGCACCTGCCACGATCTTGTAAAGTGTCTCAACTACGTCTTTATAT